CTCTTGGCAATGCCAATCGTCGCTATACCAGACCTGCGTGACCACCATGATGATATAGGCTTTCAGCTCTTGGCCCCGTTCGCCGACGACGCCAATCATTCCGCCGCGCTTGTCGAAATGCAGATTGACGATTTCCCTGACCTTGTTTTCGTTGTAGGAATGCTGGTCATCTTCGCCGCACGCCAAACGGGTCAAGCGCATGATTTCATCGGCGTCTCGCGGCGTCGCAATGCGCACGTCAGGGCAATCATCGAACTTCATCGTCAGTCCCGCGCTGGGCCCGGAAGCTTGTTCAATTTCTTGACGAGCTTCTTGCGATGCGCCTTCACGAACTCATCCAGAACCGCATGTCCGCGCTCCATGTCGCCGTCGCCGATCTGCCGCACGACATCGGGATGCACGACGTATTCGCCGCCGGCCACCATAACGGGAACCGCATGGTGATCATGCGTCCGGCCTCCACGCGCCCGTGCGATGTTGGAACTATAAGGACCGACCTTGCCGGAGAACATCGTTTGCAGAATCTTTTGACCTGCTAAGGTATTGCCTTCGCCGAGGCCCGATACGATGTCCGCCGGGAGGACATAAGAACCGCTCAGCACATGGATGGGAAGCCGATCGGTGCGGCCAGGAACCGCAGCGTTGATCGGTCCCGTGTGCGTCATTTCCTGCGCCTGACGCTTCTCATACCAGGGCGCAGCCTCGCCGCCATCGGCATAGGACTTGCGCGCCGTGTTGAGCGCCGCGGCAATGGCTTGCTCGCGCGGATGGCCATGCTTTTCCATCTCGGCGATGTTATGGCCGATATTGCTCTTGCCCGGTAGAAGCGGCATGTCAGATTCCGTAATAGGGGACTTTGGCCGGCGTTCCGTTCGGAAGCGTGATCAAAAGATAGCCGACGACTTGCGCCGGAACATCGCCATTGGTTCCGGCGCTCGCGCTTGTCGCCGTGGACTGCACTACCGGCAACACCTGCTTGAGCGTCGTATTCAGCGTCCCAAGCGCGATCACGGCGTTCTGCGCCGCAGTAACAAGCGCTGTGTCAGACATTATCGTCTCCCATCCTTGGCCCACCGATACCTAAATGAACCCAAGCGCCAGAAACTGCCGACATCGTTCCCCGAGATCATGATCTGCATATAGCGACCGCGAAACCTCGGCTCGATGTATTCGACGCCTTGCGAGATCGAAAACGGCCCATAGGCCACCGGCGTATCGCCGGGATAATCCGTGACGTTGAACGTGACCGAGAGAACCGCCGTTTGCGACGCCCCATACTGGCCCCAACGCATGTCTGGAATGGCCCAGTCAACAAACGCGAAATCCTCGCCATTGGAGATCGAGAAATATCCCGTCGAGAACGACGTTGACATGGCCTGTCCTGCCGCGTCGTTCGACGTTTCATGCTGGTAGATATAGCCGCTGCTATCGGTCCCTATGGGAGGGCCGAGGACGGACTGATCGATCCACGAGCTGCGATTGATCGCTCCGCAGTCCCATTCCTGATAGAGCGAATTATAACTGACGTAGCTGTCGTTTTCGCCCGACGTGGATGCCTTGGATGGGAAATACCAGACCGCCTCGTTGAACTGCGAATTTGCGCCCGCGCGAATGTTGCTTACATAGGCCGTGTTGAGGTTCTGAAACACGAAGTCCCATACGCTGCACGGGATCGGCTGCACCGGCGCACCTGCCGAGGTCATGAAGAACTGCTTCTGACTCATCCACAGGATCATCGAACCAAGTTGGATGACTGCCTTTGGTGCAATGAGACCGCATCCCGTTGCGATCTTGTTGAATCCCCAGACGAAGGGCTGACCGATATACTGCGCGACGTAGAGATCGATATCGGTGAACCAATAGGTTTGATTCGGCCCCTGCAAGCCTCTGACGATTTGGCTTCCCGTGGGAATGCGATAGGAGCCGGCTTGGTTCGTCACCGCCGCTGTCCAGTCAGTGTAGTCACTGACGTCGCACCACTTAATCAGCAGCGGGTCAGAGATGCCGGTGTTCGTCGAGCCCCATGCCATGATCTGCTGCTGCGGCATCGCCACGAACATGCCCGCGTTGGTCAACGGCGCTTGGGGGATGATCGCGACGTTGCTGTAGCCATTGTCCGACGACCACGTGAAGATCGGCCCTCCCGCCGGACAGGAGACGAGAATTTCTCCCCAGTTGTCGAGCCAATAGTCCGTCGCCGTGATTTCGGTTCCGCCGCCCGAAGGCGGCGTCTGCCCTGTGCCATAGCCGCCAGCGCCATAGGCGCCGACGCCATAGCCGGAACCAGAAATCGTCGGCCCCAGCGCGATGTAATAGAGCAGCGAGAGATTGCCGCCGTTCATCGAAAACGTCGTGCTGGCCGTCGCTGACGTGTTGGCGTTGATCGTGAACGTATCGGCGCTCGGCACCGACGTTACCAAATATTGACCGAAGATCGTGACGCCGGCGCCCGAGGTCGAAACCGGAAACGCCACCTCTTCGCCGATCACATAGGGATGATTGTCCAGTGTGACCGTGATTTGAGACTGACCGTTCGTCGTCGTGAACGTCGCCACCGCGCCAGCATTTGAAACTGCCGATGTCGCCGGCATCGCCGCATTGATATAGTAGTCGTCGGTTCCGGCTGTCTCGACGATCTGATAGGCGCCAAAGAGCGTGATGCCGCCGATCGACGCTTGTGTGTTGAAGACGACCGTGTTGTAGATCGTGGCGTCGCGTCCAGGATCATGCACCTCAACGAGGGTTGATCCCATCGTCGTCGTGAGGTCGCAGGTGATGCTCGCCGCAACGGTTTGCGCGGTGATGTCCTTGAGACTTCCCTGGTAGAGGACATCCAGTTGCGCTGTCGTGCCGATCGCCAGTCGCTTATCGACGTTGAGACCCTGCCAAGCGTGCAATTCGCGCGGAATGCCGCTGACTTGCCCGTTGTAAAAATACGACCAACCGCCGCGCTTCTCGGGGATGCTATCACGCCACCGAATGAAGCTTGAGGCCACCAGTCCGGCTTGCACGTCGGAAGGCGTATGCTCAAGGTTAACATTTGGAACGATTTTCAGCGTCTCGAAAGGCATGTCTTATCGAACCGGCGGCGTCGCTAGATCGGACAAAGTTGTCCAACCGGGACCGGAGCATTTTTTACGCAATTCCTCCGCCGCAGCAGAGGCGAGCAACTTCCCATATAGCTGCTCCCACGACATGCCCTGTTGCGGATCGTCCACCTGCGCGCCATAGTTCTTCATATATCCAGACGCGAAGATCATGCTGGCGGCGATGAACAGGTCCGGGACATATTGCGTAAGGATCGTGTTGGCGTTCGTCTGCGAGAGCGGCGTCGGGCGCACCGTGCCGATAATTTCCGCCGTGTAGTTTTGATCCGGCCATGGCCCGACGATGATGGTGAACGAGCCAACCTGTGCTTGTCCTTGGCCGATAACGCTGTAGAACTGCGGAATGGTTGATCCGCTGGCGCTGTTCCACACATAGTCGAGATAATCCCGACTGACGCGCTGCAACTCGTTGCGCGTGCCGAGTTCCGGGTTCGTCGTCGTGTATGGGGTAACGATGTTCACGCCCTGCACGACGACAAAGGTTCCGATGGAATTCGGCAGCGTGAAGTTTCTGTTTCCCGCCACCAGTGTTGACGAAGAATCCCGCACCACGGTGTCGAGGAAATCAAGGTCGCGATAGAGACGCTGCTCGGCATTATCGATACATCCTGGCAGCATAGTTTGAAACTGCGTAGTGCTAGACTGGACAGACATAAGATTGCTCAACTGAGCAACATATGTGCTATAATTTATGCTCATCGGACGCGCCTCGCCCCGATGAACCCATAGGCGGTTCCGGTTCCTGAGCCGAATTGAGCAAGACAGCTCAGATAGACCGTCGTTGACCCCGAAACATTTATCCTGATTTTACCCGTCGGCGAACAAAAATCATTCACGTTGCTCGTGTTGGGGAAAAATCTAAAATAGGCGCCGCTATTTGGGGCTCCTGGATCGGTGGCGCTCGTCGTGCTGATCCAGCCCCGCGCGTCGAACATATTCGTTCCCGAATTTGCGATGAATACGCTGCCATTGATATCCCAATCGCCCGCCGTCAGGGAGATCGAAGTGACATCTTTCGCTGTATTCGTTGTCAGCGACACCGCCGAACCCGAGGCGACGTTTGAGCTAATATATTCGCCGACTTGTCCCGCCGTGGCGTTGCTGGCGTTTGTGACGCCGACAATGCCTTGCGTCAGGGAGAGCGCGCCCGCTGCCGTGATTTGCGCCAGAAGCGTATTGGCGACGCCGCCGTTGTAGAAATTGATCGTATCCGCCGCACCAACGCTGATGCGTCCTGCTCCGCTCGAATAGTCGGCGACTATGCCATCCGAATAGGAGCCGCCATAGGTGCTCGTCGAGACAAAACCGTTGCTAACGACGACGCTCGTTCCTGTCGCCGCGCCGATGTTTGGCGTCGTTAGCGTCGGCGTGCCAGCAAGAACGATCGATCCCGATCCCGTCGTGCTATTGCCAAGCGCTGTCACCGTGCCGCTGGTTGGCAAGGTGAGAGAAGTTCCCCCCGTGACCGTGAGCGTCGTGGTGAACGCGCCCGAGAGCGTCAGCGAGCCGCCTAACGTGATCGTGCTGGAGCCATTGTTGACGCCGGTTCCGCCATAGGTCGCGCCGATGACGGTCCCCTGCCAGACGCCCGTGCCGATCGTGCCGATGCTGGAAAGGCTCGAGAGCGTCGTGACGTTCGTATAGACGACCGTTCCGCCGGTTCCAAAGGCGATGGAGCTATTGTCCGTCCCCGTAAACGTCAGCGTGTTGCTGATCGTCGCCGTCTTGCCGTCAGCCACCGCCAACGTCGAACCTGTCGCCGGCGCGGTAATCGCCATCTTGTTGATGGAAGTGGCCGCCGCCACGCCCAGCGTCGGCGTAACGAGAGTTGGACTCGTCGCCAGCACGATCGAGCCTGATCCCGTGGTCGCATTGCCGAGCGCGGTGACAGTCCCGCTCGTCGGCAGTGTGAGGCTCGTCGAGGCCGTCGCCGTCAACGTGATCGGAAATGCCCCAGAGGTCGTGAACGCCCCCGCCGTGGTGAAGGCGCCAGCGGTGCTGAATGCGCCACCTAGGCTTATCGTCTGGCCGCCGATGCTGCCCACCGTCGCGGCGAGACTACCTGTCGCCGATGTTCCAGTGACATCGCCTGTCAGTGTCAGCGTCGGATCGCCACGCTGCGTCCAATAGGTCGAACCATCGCAGGCAATGCGGCAACCGCAGCCGGTGGTCAGAACAAGCGTGCCTGAGCCATCGATATTGGCCGCAGCGGTGATCGTGACCGTCCCTGCGGCGGTATTTTGGACGTCAACCCACCAGTTCGCCGAAAACAGCGGCAGGGTGACGGCGACTGCGCCCGAATTGGCGATAGAGACTAATTTCGCTTGATCGCCAGAGACGAAGGTGTAACTTGATCCCGTCTGCCGATTGACGACCTCGATTGAACTGATCGTGCCCGAGGCTGTGATCGGGCCGCCCGCGAGACCCGCTCCCGTATCGACTTCCGTCACCGTGCCGACGCCGGTCGTGGGCGTCCAAACGGGATTGGCGCCAGGTCCTCTGGTTTGCAGCGCCTGACCCGAAACGCCCGGCGGCAGGACTGTCCATCCGAGCGACCCGCGATAGAGCACATCGCCCCAGGTCGAGCCGAGCGTGTCGAGGATTTGCGAGATCGAATAATCGCCAGGCGTCGCCGGGATCGCCGTCGTGTTCGCCTTGACCGTGTAAGCCGCCATATTGGCGAGCATCGTATTGGTCACGGTCATCGGCGGAATCTGCGTGGCGATCTGCGCCGAAGTCACTCGCACGGTCGCGCCAGCTTGGACCGCCTCTAGCTGCTCCGAGCCATTGAGCGCTGTCGCCGGATTGAGATTTGGGATTTGGGCCAGCGACACTTAGCGGCGTCCCATCATGTCAGCGGCCCCGTTTCTGGAGGTTCATCATTGCCGGGCGGCAGTCCGGGATCGGAACTGCCCGGCACATTTCCTGCAGGATCGATGCCCGGCGTTTGATTGACGCCGCCGGGCGCCTCGCCTGTCTGCTGCGTAACGCGCGTTGCGCTAACGCCGCCGGGGTTGGTCAGATTAAAGTCGGGACTAAAGTTTCCAGAGAAATCCCCCGGAACCATATCTGTCGTGACGCGCGTGTCGCCCCCCGGAATCGGTATTCCCGTGACCGGATCAACCGTATTGCCCTGCGTCGTGCGCTCGTCGGTCTCGTCGATGAAAAACGTCTCAAGGCGAGCATTCTTGATCGGCGGCGGATCGAGCGTGATGACGACAGGCTTTAGCTGCGGCTGCGGCTCATCATAGCAGATGTCGCAGACAAGAATGCGCAGGTTAGCTAGACCGTAACCACGGTAATCATATTGCCAGCGCAAGTTATGATGCTGAACCCAAAATCCGCAGCGATCACACGTAGCTTGGGCGCGCGGCGCTTCAGGATTGACCTGAACGCGCTTGCCGTGCGGTCTCAACTAAAGTAACTCCGCATCTGCGCCTGAATAGAGAGAGGCACATTTTCAGTGCCTACGGCTAAGGCACGTTGCCATGCTTTTTGGGCCTTCGCTTCGAGCATTGCGGCTCTGTCTGGAGCATACATCAAGGCGAGGCGCGCCGCGAGGTTATATCCGAATGAGTCCAAATAGTACCACGGCAGTTCCGGCTGAGTTCCATTAGCGAGCGCGTTATCCTGCGCCTGCCGCATGTAGTAATACGTCATCGTGTAATAGTTTGACTGGTCCGGAACTGGCCATAGATAGAGGTTTGGATCGATAAGCCGATCATACCAGAAGCTCGTGGAGGCACCCTGATCCGTCTTATAGGCGAGCGACACATAGTCGCTGCGGCTAATCGGGAAGATGATGCGATCGATCGGCGCTGTGCCGCTCGGATTCGTCGTAATGTAGACATCGAGGATGAACACGACGTTCGACGGGATCGGATAGATGTATTGCCCTTGGACGAGGGGGATCGTCGTGCTCTCGACCTGCCAGAGATTGATGCCGTCGCCAACCCAATCGACCATGACCATGTTGGCTTCGAAATTGGCGTCGGCCAGATGCTGCGTCGTCAGCTCTGTGCGCCTTATGCCGCAACGCGCAAAGGCGTTGATGACCAGCTCGCCGATCGATGGCGCAAAGGTGAATGTGCCGCTGGTCGCCATCAGATGTGGACGTTTTCAGATTGGATAACCGTCGCCACGACGTAGTTACCCGCAGATTGCGTGCTGCTGTTGAGCAAGATGCGGATGTAGCGCGGCGCGAAGGTGTAATTCGTCTGGATCGACGCGGTTTGAGCGACCGCGTTCGTGTCGTTCGTGCTCACCCAGGTCATGCCGGCGATCGTGGTCGCGTTCGACGGATCGTTGGGATCGTCGAGCGACGATTGCACCGTGTAGTTCACCGTTCCCGTGGCGTTGCACTGGATGGCGATGTGCGGATCGGCGTATTCGTCCATACGCATATAGGCGCTTGAGGCGACGCCATTCGTGCCGAAGGTGATTGTCGAAGCCGATGCGCCAGAGGCGACGATTTGCGTGATCGTCAGGAAGTCCTGCGCGGTATAGACAGTTGACGATGACGTGCCGGTCAGCGTCTCGGTGATCGGAATGCCGCTGCGATCGGTTCCCTTGATCGTGAAGGTAATGCCCGTATCCACGCCGCCATCGGTCAACAGCACGCGGCGCGGCGTGTCGAGTGTGGCGACCCCATTCGTTCCCGCGCTCACATTGCCAGCGGAGGCGCTGGAGAGCGAGATGCTGAGCACCTGACAGAACAAGTTCTTAGTCGAGACGCGGCTCGTATTGGCGGCAGCGACGGTCTCGACGACGCTCGTATAGTTGTCCGGACCAAGACCTTTGACGGTCCAAGTCTTCGTGCTGTCATTGCCGGCGGAGACGAGCACGACCGGCTGCGGCGGGAACAACAGGGCGACGCCATTGCTCACCTTGGAGCCGTTGAGCGTCACCGCCGTCGTGCCGGAGCCGTTGCCGGTCGTGGTAGCGATATTGGTCGCGCTATAGCCCGAGGACTTGCCGCCATCGATCGCGAGCGCCGTGGCGTCCGGAACGACTTGGGAGGCGCACACAGCGGTAGCGGAGGCGGTGGCCAGCGGCCCCACCTGAGAAACAATAGCGCGCATTTAGGGTATCCTATCCTCTGCCGCGGGGCTTGCGGTCCAGGCGTGGCGACGGCTTGCCGCCATCGATTTTTCCGCCGAACTTCTTGTGCAAGCTCTTGAGCGTCTTGGCGAGATTCGCCCGCTTGGCCATCGTCGGATTTGTCGAGTGAGACGCCTTGTCGAGCTTGCCGCTCGGGATCGTCTCGCCCATCGGCACATGGAGCGCTTTGTGGAGCGCTCCAGGGTGCTTTATGGCCTTCTGTATCCACTTACCGGCCATGGCCGCCTCCGTTAGTGGACGCCGCCGCCGCGCTTCTCATACATGCTGGCCGGCTCCATGGCGCCGCCGGGACGATTGGTCACGGCATGGGCCGCCGAAAGCGGTTTCATTTCCGCGCCGACGCGGCCACCCGACTTGCGCGGCGCGCGATCAAGGCGCTTCTCGGCCTTCATGCCGTCCACCGAGCCGCCGCGCTTCTTGCACATGCCGCCCTTCTTGCGCGCTTCGGCTTCCTTGACCACATTGGAGCCTGCGCCCGCATAGGTTTCGGAAGGCGTCTTTTCCTTCGCCGCCGTATCGTCGCCTTCCTCGACGCCGCCTCCCTTTTTCTTGCCATGATGATGCATGACATGGCCCTTGTGCTCGTGCTTCACATGGCCGGTGTGCTGAATGCCCTTGCCTTTCATTGTCCTGTTCCTTCAGTTAGCCATGTTAGACGTAAGGATGGATCGGAACGCCGGTCGAAGACGCCGTGGCGTTCGAAACCGGACCACCGCCGTCAACCCACATTTGTCCAGAGGTCGTCGTGTCGCCGGATGCGAATGTCCCCGTTGCGCCGAGGAACGAACAATCCTTGAACAGCATTTGGCCGCCAGCCGACGCGCCGATCTTGACGACGCCGGTTTGCGCGACGCCAGACGAGAAAGTCGAAGCGTTGAGGAAGCAGCAGCGATCGAACTTCGTAAAGCGGTCGATGGAGCTCGATCCAGCCGTATAGACGGAAACCGTTCCAGCCGCCGCCGTGGCAAGATCAAGCGGAAAGTCGCATTCGATGAAGCGATTGCGCGGCGTGCCGCCGGCAAGCTCCATGGTCTGCGTGGCGTTGGTCACACGCTGCACCGTATCTGTGCCGATCGTGCATCGTTCGAAGATGTTATCGCCGGACGTGCCAGTGATAAGCAGCGTTCGGCTCGACGTGCTCGCCGTTCCCGTTCCCGCAGCAGAAGCTGCGTCCGCCTGACCCTGAAACGCAACGGCGTAATAGTAGTTTTCGCCGCCCGAATCGAGCCAAGTGATGAACGATGTGTTGCCCGTCGAAAACCCGCCAAAGACGGTGAAGTTATGGAAGATGCAGCCATGCGCCGTGACGTTAACGAGCGGATTCGACGCCGCCGCCTGACCGTTGAGGAATGTCGCCGCCGTATAGGTTCCGCTCGGTGGCGCTAGACGCGCGCGAGCAAAGGTCTGACACGGAGCCGTCAGTCCGATGATGTGGCAGGCATTCTTGGCCCAGGTCAACGTGCCCGAGGTCGCCGCCGGATTGATCGTCTGCGCGTTGGCCAGCGATAGCCGCTGCGTGCCGTTCGAAAGCGACGTGCTCAGCGGCGCCGGCACGATCAGCGCCACGTCGTTGTGACCATCCTGCATCAGGTTCTGCGCCTGATACAGCGTCTGCAACGGCGAGTCCGCAGCCCCGGTGTTGCCATCCGAGCCACGGTAGTAGTCGACGAAGTACCAGTTCCCTGTGAAAGGGAGAAGACCCCCGGTTCCCATCGTGGGAATGCCAGCGACCTCAAGGCCGCTGAGATGCGTAATTCCCATTTTCGTTTCCCTTCTGCAAACCCGTTCGGCTGTCCGACAGACAGTGAACGAGTTCTGATCCCAGTCTTTAGAGAAATCCATTCGAACAACCTCTAGGGCGCCCGAAGGGATTCCGACGCATTACGCAGTGTGCTTGTCGAGGTAGGCAGCGGCCTTACGGAGGATTTCAGCGTCGTCCTTCAATAAGCCGATACCTTTGTTACACGCCCCGCATAAAAGACCGCGGACCTTGCCAGTTTCGTGGTCATGATCCACAGCGAGAGCGCGGAGCTTCCCTCTACGTTTATCTGTTTCCTCAGAGCCACAAATAGCGCATTTGTTCCCCTGAAGCGCGATCATAGCTGAATACTCAGCTAGGCCCATATCGAATGATCGCTTTAGACGAGATATCCTTTTAACATGCGGATTTTCGCGATGGTGAGCACTGTGATACTCAGACTTTGTCGAGAACGGCCCCTTGACGGTGTGACGCAAGAAAAGGTTATCAAGCGCCAAATTCACCGCATTGCCGTCTTTGACGCCAACTTGTTGAGGCGGCCATTCACCATGCCCGAGAAGCCAAGCAAGTCTGGCGCCTTGGATATGCCCACCTTTATACCCGACATAGCGATAGGCCCCGCCAGCACATTTGCGCACCACAGAAATGCCGCCCGCTTCATCGCCTATTTTTGTGTTCCGACTTGCGATACGCCACGTGATCTTTCCAGTCTTTGGATCATACGCGAAGACCTTTGATAGGTCTTCAAATGTGAACTGGTCTTCCTTGCGCATAATAGCACCTCCGTTTGTAGACGGATGTTACTACCATAGCGAAGTAGACCAGTCAACATTTTTGTAATATCCAAACAACGCATTGACACAAAACGTCGTTTTCAGTTAGCTCGTAGGAAACGACCCCCACAGGCTTCGCCAATTGTAGTACCCGAACGAATATCTCTCGTACCCTTTGACAAGGAGGTTGTCCGTAGTGAAGTCCACCTGCATATCCATCTCGTAGGGGACGCGCTCCATGTACACGAGGCCCTTGATATTGGTGAGCAGGAACCACGCGAAGTTCGAGGTCAAGAAGTCCATGACCATGTAGCCTTCGGGGAGACCGCCGGCGGTGGTATGGATCGCGTTGACATCGTTGTCTGCCGTGCCGGGGCGCAGTTCCGTCTTGGTGAGACGGATGGCGACGGGCTCCAACGTCGGCGGGATTATGAGCTTGCGACCACGCGCAAACACTTTGAGGCCGGCGATGTCGCGGAAGTTCTGGCGGATGGCGATCATCGCGTTAAGCAATGACGCCTCGTTGAGATCAACCTGGACCGTCGGCTCGTTGGCGATCGTTCCGCCATCGATCGGATGCGCTGTGGAGCAGAGCGCCTGCCCGTCGCCGTTGACCGCGGAGTTATAGGTCGTCGCCGTATTGAGGATGTTCGCGCCGTAGATTTCCTTAGTCTGAGCAAAGCTCTCGATCAGGCCAAGGTTTGTCGGCGTGAATTGGGTCTTGTAGAGATTGTCGTCGATGGCCTTGCGAGTGATCGCGTAGCCGAGGCCAATTTCATAGTGCTCTTGGTTATAGACGTAGCGCTCGCCGGCACCGTTGTCGAAGTTGACTGCGCCTCCTTCGGTCTTGATGTTGGCAAGACCAAGATAGCGCATTTCGGCGGTGCGCTCCAATGCCATGTTGGACTTCGTGGTCTCGAAGACCTTGTTCCACTGCATTGGAATTTGAGGATATTTTCCCTCGACCCCGCGCAAGCCCGGCAGGAGGAGGTCTTTGATGGCAGCAAGATTGACGGCCATGGTTCCCTACTCCCCTTAGCTGATGCCGGTGACGGCGGAGTTCCCGCGCAGCCACTCGTTGTTGAAGCCGACGATGAGGTAGTTGTAGTTCGTCGTCGGATCGGTTCCGTTGACCCCAGGAGGGTCTTGAACCATGTCAACAACAATGAAGGGGAAGGTGTTGGTCGTGCCGACGCTTGAGAGATAGGCGCCGGAAAGACCCGTGCTCGTCGATCCCGTGCCGATGGTGAACTGCGCGAGCTGACCAACAGGACTGGATGTCCACGTCGTCGTGGTTCCCGTCACCACCATGTTCGAGCCATTGGCCTGAACCTGGAAGCGCGCATTGGGATCGTCGATGACATAGGCGATCACGTCGCCGTTGGCGTCCGATCCCGGCCAATAGTTCGACCAAATCGTCCGCTTCTGCGAGACGCTCACATATTTGCAGCCCCAGAAGATGCCCGCGAGTTGCACCGTGTCTGAGTTGCCGGCCTGGGTGATATAGCCGTTCGCCGTGCTGGTGACGGGAACAACAGGATCTTGCTTGTAGATTGGAGTGGCGTTTCCGGACGCAATACGTCGCGTGGAAATGCGCCAATTCATCGGGCCGTTGCTGGTGCTAACCGGCTGAAACCCGAAGTAACCTTGGGTGTTTGCCATGACCGCCCTCAATCGGGTGGTTCCGTGGCTAGAAGCGCTCTATACCGTGGAGAGTGGATTTGGCCTTGCCCAGCGCGGGCCGGCTATTCTGACCTTGCGAATCACAAGGATTGGAAATCTATTACCGATGCGGTAGCAGATTGCCGTAGTCGTGTCAACTATTCCCCGTCGGGAATAGCAATAGCTTCTCGGCTCTTGGAGAAGTCCGTCACCCGGCGCTCGCCGAGATCACCCTTGCGCGTGGCGCGCAACTGGGCTTCTTTCGTCAGAACCGCCTCGCGCGCCGCGCGGTTCTCGCGGAGACGCGCTTCCTGCGTCAGCACCATCGGGCGCTCCATGAGAACTTGGCCCTCGACCTCGATCGTCTCGCCTTTCCAACCGCGCGGCATCATTTCGGGATGACGCGAGAGCGGAACAGGCTCCCAGCCCTGACGGATCAGTTCGACCTGATAGGACGGATCTTCTTGATTGTAGATCGTGCGCCGACGCCATTGATAGTCAAAGCCATCCGGCGGCGATGGCGCCCAGAATTTATCGCGGTTATCGCCGCCTTCGGGCATACCCTTGCGAATCTCGCGCAAGCGCGCCTCGGCGCGCGCCAGACTCGCGCTCTTATCATCGCCGCTTTTGCTCTGCTCCCGCAAAGCGCGGCCCTCACGGGTGCGCATGTCGATGTTTGAAGTTTCCAGAGTTGTCATGCGGAAAGTTTTCCTTCTTGAATCAATCTCGCCTTAGAGACGGCGTAAACTTTGAGGGCTTCATCTCTCGGCAGATTCGGTTCCAGCGCCATCGCCATCTCCACTTCGGCGGCGGAGAGCGTCATCGAGCTTCCGCCGCGCGATCCAGACCCATTCGACGATCCGGAACTGACCGGGATCGACCCCAACGGCGCTTTCTGCTGTGTCCGAGGCGCTTCTTTCTTGCCACCGATCAATTCGCCCTCGATAAAGGCGAAATACTCCGGGCTCTCGACCGGAATTCCCTTGATTTCCGTCGCATATTGGTGCGCCGCCGCCAATTTGTTGACTTGTGTGGCGAAAGACGGGTGCGCGCGCAGCCAGTCGGCGCTTTTCGGCGTCAAACGCGACGCCAACGCCTCAACCGGGTCTTGCGGCGGCTCGACCTTGCCGATTTCCGGCTGTTTATCGGCGACGCGACCCTCAGTGGTTCGCGTTTGCGCGCGTTCTTCGAGCGCCGCCTTGCCATTCCGGAGCTGAAGGAGTTGCGCTTCGGCCTGAGCCATGCTGCGCTGAGCTTTGGCCGCAGCAGCCGCGTCGCCAGCCGAGAAAGCGTCGGAATAAGCCCGTTCCGCCGCCGCCGCAGCCTGCTCTGTCGCGTCGATCGCGTTGAGAATCACCCGCAGATTGCTGTCTTGGACCTCGCTGCGGGCGGTTTTGGCCTCTTCCTCGCGCTCTTTGGCTAGCTGTTCCGCTTGCGCGCGCGCCACACGCTCGCGCTCGGCATAGGCTTTCTGCTCCTCGAGCTTCTGGCGCAGTTCATTGAGCGCCAGTTCGCGCTCGTCGGTCTTCTCATCCCTCTTTTCGACGCTCTTTTCGACGCTCTTTCCGCCGTCAAGCGGCTTATCGATCTCGACTTTGACCGGGTCTTCGTCGGGAATAGCGATGGAAACGCCGTTGTCGTCTTCGAGTTCAGACATTGGCGCCCTCCAAAATGCGTATGAAATAGGATACGGCTATCTTGGCGTCGATATAAAAATCGCACCATGCCGGACGCACTGGAGCCGAATTGAGAATGTGTCTACCAGCCGTATTCTGAGCGGGAGGATAAAGGAGAACTATCTCGTCAGGATTGCAGTTTCTTGAACGGCAAATCTCTCTGGCGAGAGTTTCAAGCGACGCCGCGCTATAAAGCCGATCAGCGAGTTTTTCTATCTCATCTACGTGCATCGACACTATTTCCCGCGCCAGCGCGGCGCGCCTCTGGTTAGAGCAACAGTCCGGCAAAGGCCCTCAAGGGTATCGAGGGCAAGCGCCTCACGTATCGCATACCTCGTCAATCCGCGAACGCTTAAACAGCAAGCCCGCGCGTTTCTGCGATGGAGGAAGAGCTATGTCAAAAGTCTTTAGAACCCTCGTCATGATTGCTGACGACGGTTCTCTATCGGCACATGCGATACAATCGAGCACGAAGGGAAGCTTTGGCTTGTGCCAGAGTGGCTAAAAGGGCCAGCCGAAGGGACTCAAACGCCAGCGCGAATAATATGCCTCGACGATCTGCCAACGCAGAAACCGGGAGATGCATATCGTTCTCAAGTTGACCTAATCTTATCAACTCCACTGAGCAAAGACGCCCTCGCAGGACGAGCAATGCAAGGCCTTCACGTGATTGAGAGACCGTGGACAATCCTGATCGATATCTCGGAAATAGGGCCGGTTTCTCATTGATCATATCAATCCCAATAGCTTTGCGTTGCCATGGTGCGCCGAGCGTATGTACGCTCTACTCAGCTACGAAACTTCACCCTTTTCCTTCGCCGGATGCCCCCGCTTTTTCGGAGCCGCCGCAGCGTTACCAGCGCTTCGACGGCTCGCATTCATTACCATATTTGGTCCGGATGATCAATTCTCATCCGGATTGTCGCATCCTGCGCAATTCGGCAAAGAATCGTATCATCTTTTGATATTGCTGATTTTTTCAGCGTGTTTAGAGTAACGAGTTGCCCGTCAGACGGCCGCAGAACAACCCAATCCCCCGCTTTTATATCTCTGAATTGCTTCCCTTCATCATCAATGAAGGCCGTTGGCCCCATCTTGAGGACTAGATGGGTCTTCCCCTGCCATTTATCCTCATCTCTATATCTATCCGTTAATATAATACCACTAGATGTCTTACTCGGTCTCTGATAGACAGCCAACAATATGTCTGCTCCAAAAACTTCGATCCCATCTAAGTTTCCGACCCTCTCCAAAATTTCCTGCTTCGGATCAATCTCATGCTGCATTGACATTGCAGGCATCATCATTCTTTCCTTTCAATGCCCAGGACGCGCGCCTGGGCTTCACGGGCGGCTTTCAGGGCGTCTGAAAGACCGCGCAACTTGCCGACGCGGAAGCGATAGTCGGCAAAATCCACTGCCTTGCCGGTGACAATCTCCGCCGCGAGCTGTTCTTGACGCTCGCCAAGGTCTTTTGTGATTTCCCGAAGGAGTTCGAGATCAAGCGACGCCATGCTCAGTAATTGTCCTTACTGGCATATTTCTTTTCCGCCGCGCCTTCGCTCTTGATCTTGGCCAGGCGCCCCAATCCGCCGCCGCCGCCGAATTTTCCCGCCGCCGGCTTGGAGTAGTTCTCGCCGCCTGCCTGCTTGCCGAAGGTCGAAGCATTCTCGGGACCATGGCAGTAGTCGTTCTCGAACACGCCGACGCGGCCACCGCGCTTACGGCCCATCATCCCCGGAGGTGGCATAGCGGGACCTCCCATCGGGGAAGGACCACCAATAGGAGGCGCTGGAGGCGCGCCAGCGCCGGCCCCCCCCGGCACAGGAACAGGAACGGGAACGCGCTGAGGCGGCATGGGAGCTTGCTGGACGCCCTGCGGCGACACGACCACATTGACCACGGTCTTTCCCTTGCCGACCCGGCCGCCCGACGCGCGCTCATGGCGCTTGTCATCGGCCTTGATCATCTTCGAGATGAGCTTTTTGTCGGCGGCTTCATCCGGATGCGTCTTGCTGCGGGGGGCCTTATCAAGCCGCTTCTCACTCTTGGCGCCGTCCACGCGACCGCCGGCTTTGCGCGTCGGCACGCGCTGCATGTCATAGACCTTGCCGCTGTCCACGGGCGGCACACCGTCCCACGATCCCTTGTCGGTGAAGTGATCGCCTTTGCTGCGGCCGCCATAGGAGGCGAGCTTTTTGCTGTGGCCGTCTTTGGCCTCTTTGCTATAGGGATGCGTCATTGCTGCGCTTTCTCTGATGTTTGTAGTCCCGCCTGACGATCCTGCTGCGCCAGCTTCTCGTGTTCGAGGCCCATCGTGTCCTGATGCACCCGTTGCTGATGACCAAGCTTGCCGGCCTCGATCATGCGCTCGCGCTCCAAGCGCATCTGCTCAATCTGCAATTGAGCTTGCCGATCCGCCGCGCGGTTCTGATTGTCGGCTTGGCTGTCCATCGCGCTCGTCTGCGCCATTTGCGCCTTCACCTGCGTTTCGGCGCCCTTGAGCTGCAAATCCTTGCCAGCAGACTGCGCCTTAAGCGCGACATCTTGTTGTTTGGCCTGAGCTGCCACCATCGCGGCCTGCGCCTGCAACTGCTTGGCCTGATCCTGTCCCTGCGCGGGCGGCGGCGTCTTGGCGAACAGCGATTGCGCGTCCTCCACGCCGATCATGGAGAAGATGCGATCGTAAACCGCCGTCTGATCAAAATAGGTCGGGTTCTCCTTGGCCAGCGTGTAAATCGCAATCGCCTTCTGAATGCGCATGCTCTGACTGGATGTATTCGGATCGGCCTTCGGCACGATGTCGCGATTGTCCAGCGCAGCTTTGAGCTTTTCCGCGTCCTTGGCGAAGCCCGGTTGATTGTTGCCGCGCCATAGGCTTTCAGGGTCTTTGCGGAACAGCTTCTTGAGCAGCCCGAACTCTTTGCACTGTGCTTGGTGCATGCGCTTATGCACCGCGTTCAACACCTTCGTCGCCTGCTCGATCAGCGCAATAGTCGTGCCGACCGGCGCATCTTGCCGTCCTTCGCCGACCGAAATCTCCGCCGTTCCACCGACGCGGGCCGAAGTCTCGGCGACATCCTTGACGATCCCCAAAAACCCCGGCGTCACGTCGCGATAGGGCAGCGGCATGATCACGTCGGATAGCTTCTGCGCGCCTTCGACATCTACAGGCGCGAGCGATCCTGGAGGGACGCGGATGTTGGTGGTTTGCTGCTTGCCCGCAGACCGAGCCACAAGACCACCAGGAAAATTTGCAAACATCCCATTGTCAAGAGCGATACGCCAAGCCGCAGTGAGAGCGCGTGTGGAGTTGCCCAATATATGCAGAAGACCTAGATTGACCCCAGGGAAAGCAGGAACAAACACATATTCGATGAAAACTTCCTTGCGCGTGAAGGTCTCATCGCCGTCTTCCCACCACCGCCTGATTTCCAAGACCTGACGGCTCTCCTTGTCCATTGTCACGCGATAGGGCAGCGCGAGACCCGTTGCCGCGCCATCTTCCTTATGCTCGAAGCCTTGCAGATCCAGTTCGCAGTAGCACTCATAAATCTCGCGGTCCATTTCCTCCGGTTCGATCGATGTCTTCGGCGCTACGCCCGCGATGTTGGCGAGTTTGTTATCCACCGAGTTGTCGTTCGGCATGCCGATTTGGCTCAGCGACACGTCGCGCCAGAAGCCCGTAATCATCATGCGCTTGACATCGCTCGGTTTCATTTTTGAGCGATGGGTGACGCGCCCGCACGCCTCAAGCGACACCGCGCCCTCGGACAGGATCAAATCCTTGCGATCGATCGTCTCGCTGACCGGGCGGCGCTTGATCGGATGAAAATAGACTTTCTTATACGCCTCGCCGCCAAAGCCAAGCGAGAAGAACATCCGATCGGTGTCCGGGTAATATTCCGGCGCGCCCGTCGTCAGATAGTGGTTCATGTCCTTTTCGAGCGCAGCGGCATCTTCGTCAATGTCCTCCGTGCCATCGCCGTCATTCGCGACTTTGACCGGGCCATCCGCCGGCAGAAGCTCGCCGCGGGCATTGGCCTGAAAGCGCAGATTGGCCTCAAGCAACAGCGGGTGATCGACGACCGAAATCCCCTCTTCTCCCGGCTCGGTGCGCGGCTCCTTGAGCTTGATGCCCAAGATGTCCATGCCCTTGACGATATCGCGCAGCCGTTGGTCCTGCCGGCGGATGTCATCCTCTATCAGGCGCAGCAGATTGTCGGCGACATTGGCCAGGACGCCAGAATCGACATGCTTGGCGAGATTTTCCTCGTGCTTGTCGGCGTCTTCAGCGTCCGGCGGATTGAGCAGCGGCGCAAGATTGATGTTGACGGTTCCGTCCGGGAGATCGATGACCACGACATTGCGCTTAGGATCGATGAGCGCGCCGAGGTCTCCTTCCGCCGTCAGGTCAATCGTCTCCGCTCCGGGAAGATCAGGTTGAGGCTGAACTTGCCGGAGGGCAGAAGGAGCGAGAGGCATTAAATTTCCTCAATGTGAGGATAGAAGCGAAGGCGCACTTCGCAGTCCCGATCCGGGAAAGGCATCAGGCTAACCTCATTATCGAGGCGATTGAAATAGATGTAGCGCGGGACAGCTTCAATGTCTTTAAACTTCGCCTTCATGTATTCAAATGCTTCGGCGTCAATCGGAGCGAGTTGATAGGACAGTCCATCCTCATACATCAGGATAGCCGCGATGAACTCGCCGATGCGCGCGAGTGCCGGATCGCGCAAAACTTTCTGGCCGCGCGCGAATTTCATCTTTCCACGAATCCATCGCCGAAACACTTATTTGACGCCTGCGCTTGATAGAGCTGAGCAGCGGTCCCCTGCTGATTTTGCATAGCTGCATATTGATGCCCATTAACCCAGCCAGACTGAAATGGACTTAGAGGAGTTTGCATCCCCATACACCCCGACAGAGCCTGCCAATATTGGCGCTTGGCGATGTCTCTATCCTGTTCCGCTTTTTTCTCCTGCCACTCGCGGAGGCGGCGGATCATGTAGCTCGTCCGCATGATGTCGAGAAGGGGATTAGTCATGCAGCAATTCTTTCTTTCACACGTCGGCGCGTTGGTTCCACGTCTCGATTAGTTAGCCCAGGAATGAAAGCGATAAGTGTCTCTTCTGCTCTTCGCGCTTGATCGAAAGTGTAAAATAATCCGAGCGAAACCATATTCGGCCTTCTACCAGAAGCTACCATCCATTGATAAACGGCGCTCTCAGGGCTGGA